GTGCGATTGCCATATTAGTTCCTCAATAAATCAAGTAGTTCGGGGTGCCCCGCCTGTATTAAACGGTTAGAAAGAGTGGTGCGATCTGACCGAACTGCTTCAATTAAGTAATGCAATACCACTTTACGAATCTCTTCACGGTACGCTTGTGCTTGAATACGCACAGGCTCAGGGGCAGTTTCGCTGACAAAAATCAGCTTATTAACCGCCCTTTCGGCAATTTCTTCTGGTGTCCAGCCACGGTTTGTGGTGGTTTGAACGATGACATCACCGAGAGTTATTTGGGCTTGTTGTGAAATCATCTGACTTTGACCCTCACTTGTCCGGATCGGTAAGCATCTTCACGGTTCTTGCCATCACCCAATTGCTTCAGCAGAGCCAATGCCTCATTGTACCGCTCCATGTAGTTTTTTACTACGTCTGCTTCCTCTTTCATGAAGGTAGCCGCCTCAAGCAGTGACCCATAAAACAGGACGGATTCAAAGTTATCGCCTAGCCATGAAGTACCCGCCGTGACAATTGACTCTGGGTAGTAGAAATAGTGCAATTCCACCTGATACGACTGGTCTGGAGTCGGCCCAAAGATAAAGGTGTCTTGATCCCATAAAGCATAGTATTCAGGCAGTCCCAAGTCCGTTGGGGCTGGGTACGCCTGACGGATGAAGTTGACATCCTTGTCCAGCAGGTAGCTGTAGTTTCCTGAGTTATCCACAACCGCAAACGAAAACACCGCCAAATAGTCGTCTGGGGTGGGTAGGTACTTATTGCTTGCGTTGAAATTGCTAGTCGAGTTCTTACGCAACGCCGGTAGCTGAACCGTGTTGTAGATCCGTTCTTCAGCGTTCTGAACGAATACGGGGATGTTGTTGACGAAGACCGTATCGTAGTCTTCGGTGTAATCCTGTATTGCAGCAGACAGTTGCGCGTAGTTCATTTAGCCCATCTTTTTGCTATGACCAGTACCCTTGGTTGCCGCCCCAGTACCACGAGTCTTCTGGGTTTGCGTATTAGGCACGTTATTTGGATACCCGTTATTATTGGGTACGATAGGTATTTGCTTGACTGGCTTATCCATTATCGACCTCTTCCAGAGCTACGTTGGTTCATGATCTTAGCCATATTACGACCATACTTCAGCATATCGGCATTGGTCTTGCCGCCCTTAGCCATTTTCTTCACATTAGCGTCAGGATGGGCTTTGGCGCCCTTCTTTTTCATATGTGCTTTTAATGCTGCTTTTGTATCCATTTCAAACTCCTTAAGTGGTTGTTACTGTTACTGTACCCAAAGAAATGCCCAAAACAAGGTTATTGGGCGTTAAACCATCGTCATTTGCCCTTGACCCCCCAACAGGGTTCCAGCCCCATTGGATGATTCTACTTCCTCCAGAGGGGTCTCCGCTACCTAATACGCCGGTTGCCCCCGTATCAATCTGTAACCCTGTATAGCCAGCCTGAACATAAGTCGTATCTGGTCTTGGGTTACGCACGGCTTGTGGGTCGTTAACCGGATACATACCTAACTGCAACTGCGGCTGGTCAGGCTCCCAACAAGTCGGGCAAACCAGCAAATTCACATTTTTGGTCTTAATTACTATCTGTTTTAACTGCTTTAACTTATAACGAAACCCGCATCTGTCGCACTGCGATATAGCCCATTTACCAGACGCAAACTTACTTGGCATGATTAATAGAACATTTCACGGGGGGCAAGTCTCAAAGACGCCTTTTCCCGATCCTCACTAGAAGCCAAGAGCCATTGCTCCTCATAAGCCATCTTTAACATTTCTAGCCGGGGAAGCCCATTCGGCAGCTTCATAGCCAAGTAATAAGCCAATCCAGCCACCAAGCAGGGCAACATACGGAAAGGTATGTCTTGGGTATTCACCCCGTTGCCAGCGTCCTGTACGCGGCGTAGACGCCAATAAACATAGGTATAGAAGTTACTCTGATCCGGGGCAGGCCATACATTGATATTTGGCAGGTTGCGAATCGAAACAGACGCCCCAGTTAAGTGCGCCGCAGGGGTGCTGTTATCTACACCACGGACACAGTTTTGTAGGGTATTCCCTGATATTTCGTTATACCCAATGGTCTCGGCCCCGATTTTGATAAACCCAACATAGTTCAAACCTACTACAGAACTAAGAGTAATAGTGTCAGCAGTAGAAGAAATACCGCCGTTTAGGGTAATGCTAGTTGCGCCTGTGTCCCCAGACTGGCGGTCAATCCACACCTGAATGGGTCGGCCTTGGGCGTTCTTGTTAGGGATCGTGGCATAGGTAGAAACACTGATACGGCTGATATTAATGTCAGTCTGCTCAACCCCGGTCTGGGTTCGGACTACGGAGTCCAACAGATCAATCGTGTCTACTGGGAGGGCGTAGGTTATCTGCCCCTGAACCATAGGGATCAAGCCTTGCTCGATAGTCCACAGGTTAATACCCCGGTTAGCCCACTCAATTGTCAAAAGGTTCAGAGAGCGACGGGCTGTACGCATATTGTAGCCAGTACGTAGCTCATCTCCACAACGCTCAAAAGCCTCTTCAATAATATTGTTGAGGTCTAGATTAAAAATAGTTGAGCCGGTTGTGGTCATGGTGTTTGGCTATCGTTTTTAATAAGCATAATATTAAAGTACGCACTTACAGCGTTATTAGCCGCCTGCCCAATAGCCGTAGCGCTAATAGCGTTCTTCTCAGGAATGACATACGGCGGATCAAACACAAACACTGCTGCGCTATTATTTACAGTCGTAACTGCGCCTATACGCAATATGTCTTCCGGGCCATGTTGCTTTAAAAAGCCTGTAACTGCGGTTGAACCCGAGGCTTGTCCTGCTGAGAATAGACCTTCCGTCATATATCCTGTGTACCCAGCAGGGACACAATAACTTGCAGTTGTTCGGTTGTTATAGCCTATTGCAATAATATCGTATGTTGTTGCGCCTACTTTTGCAGTAATTGTGCCTGCATTAGCACGGCTTGTACCCGCCGTTGCCACATAAAACTGATTGACATACAGATAGGAGTTTGTCGTTGCTACGTTTGCCGTACCGTTAAGCGTAACAGTTTCGCTGACCGTATTGTAGTTACCGTCCACACCAGAAATATAAACAGTGTTAGCGCCTGTACCAATAGGGCTGCCATCATCGTCGGCGCTAGTTGAGGAAATCTGCAAAACTGATGCTACTGTTGGGTGCGGAACTGTACTGCTGTTAGGCCACACAGCCTCTTCAGATGTATCAACGTCTGGGTTGTACCCAAAAATTTGAAGCGTCTGATGCCCTGCAATTTGCCCCCGAGCCACCTGCAAACCAAAAGGCTCGTACAACCCCATGCGGGTTATTGATGAAAAAACTCCCTTTGGTGCGCTCATTTTATTTTCCTATGCGGAGCAACTTTTTTAGCCACGCCTTTAGGCTGGGCCACAAACTGTTTCCCGGCTGCTTTACCGGCTCTTTTGGCTTTCGTGGTCGCGGCGTACTCTTGCGAGGAGAGCGCTTTAATGGCGCTGCTTGGGAGGTATCTTTCCCCTGTAGCCTGCGATCCTTGCGTAGAAGGTTTGCCACTCTTAGTTCTCCACTTTTGTTCTGTCCATGCTTTCAGACTTTTTTGGGGCGCTTTCAATCTCGATACCCACCACCAGATTTTTTGTACTGTAAGGCTAGCATCTGAGCCTTACGGGCACTCCACTGCCCCGGAGCGCCACCCTTACCGCCAGCCTTAATACGCTCAAACAAAGACTTACGCATACCGGGTTTGGTGTAATTACCAGCCTCATTTACCTTGGACTCACCGCCCTCAGAAAACATCTTGACCTTATTCGGATTATCCTTGCGGGTAATCGTCTTGGCGTTTGGCATTTTTGATGGGTTTATTATGCCCATCCCCCGGCTCGGTCTCATTTAGCACTTACCACCGTTAGCCATTTTTACTGCTTTAGCTTTGGTTTTGCCTTTAGAAGCAACACCATCAGCAGACTTATGACCGCTAGCTAATCCGCCACCAGCCATTTTCTTCATACCACCAGACTTCATACCAAGCGAACCCATTTGAGCGGGTTTAGGCATTTGTTTTTTAATCCCACCAGCTTCCATGCCTGCTTCTTTCATCTCATGCTTAACCATCGATTTGGGAGCGCCCTTTTTCTTCATAAAGGACACTTCCTTCTTCATCATTGCCTTTGACTCTTTCATGATTCCACCTTCCTTTTTAGTAAATTCCTTACCTACGGACGTTGGTACGCCCACCTTTTTTGCAAACTTTGGGTTATTAGCCACCGCTTGCATAAACCTTTCTTGCTTGGCTGATACGCTAGGCACGAGTCTTACCCCGTATCGCTATGCCATCACCACGCTTAGAGGCGGACGATACTTTGCCACCTTTTTTAAAAGTCTTTTGGCCCGACAACATACCTGAAAAAGCCTTAAACCCAGCACCTGCGTCAAAAGATTTCGGCCCCATATCAGCAGTTGTTGTGCTGCTTGTATTTCGATCAAAAATAGCGGTTGGATCAATAGACCTAGGCGAAGTCAGGTCTACGTTGAGCATCTTCGCTTTTTGACTATTAAACCCTAAACCAGATCCTAAATCAGACCCTGCTCCAGAGCCGTATTTAATGCTATTAGCCATCCCATCTACTTCACCCATAAGTGAATTTGCGGTATCTGCAATACCGGATAGGCCACCTTCTGCGTATTTTTTAACTTTCTTTTTCATAACATCCTTCCACGGGTCTTACCCTTGGTGGCAACGCCGTCAGCACGCTTAGAAGCTGAAGATACTTTACCGCCTTTTTTCATCTCAACTTTGTTTTGTTCTTTTTCAATATCTGATGCGGTTAACCTGCTAAATGTAGTTGGGAGGGAAGTTCCAACCTTACCTTCTTCTTTTGCTTTTTCTGTGGCTGCGGCTTGATCAGCGGCTATCTTACGAGCCACTGACTTAACGCTATAAAACCCTTCAGTAGAAGGTGGTGCTGAATCTATGGTTTGTTTCATTTTCTGCTTCAAACCAAACACCGGAGACTCAGTTTCTGGGCTATCTTCTACAGATTTTTTTAGCGATCTAAACGTTGCCATATCACACCATCTTTCCGCGAGTTTTGCCCTTGGTAGCAATACCGTCGGCGCGTTTAGAGGCTGAAGATACTTTGCCGCCTTTTTTCATGCCCATTTTTTTCTTATTTTCTTCTTCAATATCCGCTGCGGTTAGCCTTCTATAATAGTTTCTAGTGTCTGATTCAGTTTTTGAAGCAGGCGTAGAATTTACTGCGGTTTCAATAGCTTTAGTTACTGCGCCGGAAGCAAGTAAGTTATTAACAATTGGCGCCATCTTCATATCACACCATCTTTCCTCGGGTCTTGCCCTTAGTAGCAATACCATCGGCACGCTTGGAGGCTGAGGATTTAACAGTACCGCCAGCCCGTTTTTTCTCAGGCGCAGATTTTTTGGCTATATCTTGTCTGGTTTTGCCCTTGTACTTATCTTCCTGAGTAAAACCAACAGCATCGCCTAATCTGCTGATACCAACAACGGCTTTCTTTAACATACCGTCCGGCATATTTTCTTCTATGTAAGTGGTACGACCTTCAATTCTTTTATCGTCAGACATCACTTACCCCTTTTGAAAAAGTGCATCAATTTTTGCTTCAAGTTTGTTAAACCGTTGGTCAATGTGGTTAACAATTTTGTCCATTTCTGCTTGAGTGACGTTATCACGGGCCACCTCTTCTCTAGTTTTGTTAATCAAAATGTTGAGTCTGTGTATCTCAGATGCCTTCTCGTGCCCGATATAGGCCAAGACACCTAACAATACCGTCAACACCATATTCCAAAGCATCATCTCCATATCAGCACTTCCACGCCCGCAGGCTCTTATTGATACGGCTGTTTGGATCGTTAGCGGTTTTAGCGCTGGTTAACTTCTTTTTCATGCCTGTCATGCGGGCACAGAATGACTTCTTGCGCGAGCCACCTTCTGGCTGCGGAGCCTTTAAGCCGGGCTTACCGGGATTGGCAGCGTTATACGATGCCCTCCCCTTAGC